GTAATTCAGCAGTTAAAAAAATTTGTGATGATGACGATTGTGAAGGATATCATATTCCTACATTTGAATCTTGGGATGAATGCATAATATGTAGAAAAAAATGGAATATAGAAAAATCATATTCTAATGAAGATTATGAAAAGCAAAGAAATTAGGACTTGATTTAAATGATTGGGATAATTATGTAGAATATTATAGGATAGAGAAAAGAGAAGAATACGAATAAAAAATAAGATAAAATTACAATTTTATTTGAAAGGAAGGAAATTTAATGAATACATTAGAAAAGTTTGGAGTAGGAAGTGCTATTGCAGGATTCTTGGGATTATTAGTATTTGCTCCAGTAATAACATTTGGATTTGCATATTTAGGAGGATTAATTCTTGAATGGACAGTAGGGAATTCAGTAAGTAGTGGATTAAATATTGTTTTCAATACTACAAGGTTTACTCCAGAATTAATTCCAATTGCGTGTGCTACTTTTGCTACAATAGGAAAATACTTTAAATCTAATCAAACAAACAATAATAAAACTAAATAAAATACATTACTTATTGGGAGAGATATAAAAAAATGAATGAATGTCGTGATTGTAATAGATGGGAAGAAAAATATGATAATCTATATAGAAGATATGATAGGCTATCAGACTCTTATAATAAATTAGAAAAAGAAAATAATAAACTATATGGCCAGAAAGATCATGCAGAATATAGAATTAGAAATGAACTTGAACCAAGAATTAAGAGAGAGCAACGAAGTTATGATAGTTGGGCTACTAGTGGAGGAGGAGATGAATGTTATCAAAATGGTATGAATGGTCATTGTGGATTTGAATGTTCTGTATTTGGTTCTAAGTGGGATTGTTTTAAAAGTGTAAATACAGAAGAGGAAATTTTAAATATATACGAAAACTATATAAATGATGGATTAATTCTTGATCTAATTGAAGAACACGGACTAGAAGAAAAAGCAAAAGAAATAGATAGAGAATGTTTAAAAGAACGAATAAATAAACGTAAAGAATATATAGAAGAATATAAACAAGATATAAAAAAATGGGAAGAAGAATTATTAAATATATAACCAAATAAAAGTTGGAATTCATTGTAAAGGAGAATATATGTTAGATAAAGAAATAGTAATTAAGAAAATGCAAGAACGTGGGTTTACAGTTTACGCACATATGAACCTAAATTGGATTCATTTTATTTCAAATCATATGTACGAAACTAATAGAAGAAAAGAACCAGTAATAAATATTATTGTGGATTTAGAAAAAGACGAATTTAAGTGCATTTATAATGTTCATATGAGTATTAATACTTTAAATACTCCTACTTGTGGATCTGTATTAAATGATAATCATTTTGATAGTATCGTAGGAAAAATTGAAACTCATGCGAAATGGCTTGAAAGAATTACAGGATAAAATATAACTTTTATCTGAAAGGAGAAATAATTAATGTCAGATATTTACAAGCATACAAAATCAGGTAATTTATATTTATTTATTGGTTATGGTAAAGAAACCAATAATGCTAATATTGTAGTTATTTATAAAGCACTATACGAAGATAATCAAATATGGGTTAGGGATTATGAAGAATTTTTTAGCAAAATTGAATTGCAAGACAAATTAGTACCTAGATTTGAAAAAATTGAAGTTGAAAGATTACCTAATAGATTTTAAAAGGAGAATTAAATGGATTCATGCTTTACGTGTAAAAAATATCCTGACTGTACTACAAGATTAGGGTGTAATCTAGTAGGTTGTTTAGGATGGGAACCTGTAGCTAACTTAGTTGAGATTTGTAATAGTTGTGATAGTAAAAATTGTCATGAGGATATAAGAAAAGAATGTATTATCCCAAGTAAATATATGGGGTATTATAGAACATTAAAATATAAAAAACCTAAATAAAACGTATCTTTTATCTGGCTGAGAGGATGAATATATGTTACAAGATATAATCACTACTATCATTAATAAAATTGAAGAAGCAGAAATTAAAGCTAAAAATGAAAATTTAAATGGTTCTCTATTATGGAGTGGTAAAGCAGAGGCTTACAGAGATACATTAAAACTAATTATGGACAATTATAGTAAATTGAAAGATAAATCAATATTTTAAAAGGAGATATGAATGAAAGAAACTATTATTTGTGATATGGATGAAGTAATATGTGATTTACTAACCCCTTTATTCAAAGAATATAATAAAATATATAAAACTAGTGCTAATATTAATATGCTTACAGATTACTTTCTATTAGATGGAATGAAAGATATTTATAAGCAAGAAGGATTTTTTCTTAGTCTTAAACCATTTCCTGATGCAATAGAAACATTAGAAAAATTAAATGAAAAGTATAACTTGATTATTGCTACATTTGCAGAAACAATGCAAATTGTAAATGAAAAGTATATGTGGGCAAAACAAAATATGCCTTTTATACCTTTTAATAATATAGTTTTAGGTAATTATAAATGGATGATGGATGCTGATTATTTAATAGATGATAATCCTCATTATTTAACAAGATTTAAAAAATGCTGTATATGCGTGGATAAACCATACAATAGAGATGAAGGATTAAATTTTAAATATAGAGTTAATAGTTTGAAAGATGTGGAAAAGATTTTGTTGACAAATCAGAACTAAACAAATATAATATATTAAAGAGGGTGATAATTAATTGGGTAAGAAATGGACAAAAGAGGAAGAAGATTTATGTAAACAGTTATTAGTTGAAGGCAAAAATTATGATGAAATAGCAATAATATTAAATAAAAGTGTGAATGCTATAAAAAATAAAAATAGAAAACATTGGAGAATATTTAATCAACAAAATAATGAAATGAGTTATGAAGAAATCGAAGATATATTTAAGCAATACAATTTAATTTTAGATAAAACTGTAAAAATGATAAATAAATCTAAACAGTTAAAAGCCTATACAAAAGAAGGATATATCGTAACCCCTACATTATCAAATTTAATAGCAGGGCATAATCCTGCTTTGTTTAATTCGTCAAATCCTTATACTATGTGGAATATTAAAAATATATGGTTACCTAAAAATGCACCAGAATATGAATTGTTAAGTGAAAAATATACAAATGCAACTGAAAAAGATTTAATTTGGCAATTAAAAGATAAAAGTTATCCCCCATTTAATATGCAATGGTCTGTTTTTCAAAATGGATCAAGAAATCCATACACACAATATGAAAGAGGAGCAGATAAAAAAAGACATCCTAAAGAAAAAGTATTACAGATGATAGAAAATATATTTGAAAATGATAGTAAATATGCTGGATGGCAAATAAAAGATGGAGAAATTGATAAATATAGAAACAGTCAAAGTAAATTAGTTTTTGTTCACAAAAATGGATATCTTGGATTGCTTACATTATTAGATTTACAATATGGTTATTCTTTTGAATTATTCCATACGAATAGAAAAGAAATATCTTTACATAATTTAAATAAATGGTTGGAATTGAATAGTAGTTTTATACTAAAAGAAGGACAAAAATATACTGGAATTTCTAAAGATTATATATTTATCTGTTTAAAACATGGAGAATTTAAATGTACAATACCAAGTATTATACATAATAAATATATATGTAAAGGGTGTTTAAAAGAAAATATATCAGGTGAAAATAGTTCTCATTGGAATCATGAATTATCTGTTGAAGAACGTGAGAAAAGAAGAAATAGAAAATTTATGGAAGATGAAAATTGGAATAAAGTAGCTAGAAAACATAAAATGATAAACAATTATACTTGTGAAGCATGTGGTTATAAAGGAAAAAAGAAGTTTGAAATAGTTTCTCATCATAAAGACAATTGGAAAGATTATCCTGATTTAAGATACTATATAGAAAACTTGGCTTGTTTATGTAAAAAATGCCATATAGATTTTCATAGTGAATATGGAAATAAAAATAATACACTTGAACAATATGAAAAATGGATAATTGAGCAAAGAAAACTTATGAATTACTATTTTGAAGAAGAATACACAGAAAAAGAGATTAACGAAGCAACATTTTACAGTCCTGTTTTATATGAAGAGATGTATTTAAAGGGCAAATTAGATGATTAAATATAATAATATATATTAAAGAAGGTGAATAATTGTTTGCACAACTACATTCTCATTCTATGCACTCATTAATAGATGCTATATCAAAACCAGAACAAATTATAGAAAAACTTAAAGAAAATAATCAAAATTGTATTGCTCTAACAGATCACGGAAATACTTATGGAGCAGTTTATTTATATAAATTATGCAAAAAAAATAATATAAAATTTATCTATGGTTGTGAGTTTTATATTTGTGATGATATTAATATAAAAGATAAAAATAATAGATATTATCATTTAATTATTCTAGCGAAATCAGAACAAGGGCGTATTAATCTAAATAAGTTATTAACACATGCTTATGTAGATGGATTCTATTATAAATGTAGAATTGATTTTAATTTACTTAAACAATACAAAGAGGATTTAGTCATTCTCTCAGCATGTCAAGCAGGAGAAATACAAAGATATTTAGAACAAGAAGATTATCAAAAAGCAGAACAAATAGCTTTACAATATAAAAATGAATTTAAAGAAGATTATTATATTGAAATCCAAAGTTCTCATACTGAAACACAGCAAATCTTAAATCGTAGATGTGTTGATTTAGCAAAAAAATTAGATATTAATTATGTAGCAACTTGTGATTCTCATTATATAAATAAAAAAGATCAAAAAATACATTCAATATTTATTCAAATTGGACGTAATCAAGAAGTTGGTGAAACATATACTGATACATATTTACAATCTGAAGACGAAGTAAAAGAAATATTATCATTGTGTTTAAATAAAGACGAAGTTAATATAGCAATAAATAATACAAATAATATTGCAGATAAATGTGATGTTCAATTGCCATTATCTGCTCCACAAATACCACATGTAACTATACCTGATGAATTTGATAGCGAAGATACTTATTTAAAATATTTATGTGATAAAGGTTGGATAAAACGAGAATTAAATAAATTATCTGTAAATGAACAACAAATTTATCGAGATAGATTAAATTATGAATTTAATGCTATTACAAGGATGGGATTTAGTGGATATTATTTATTAGTTGAAAGTTATGTTAATAGTGTTCAACGCAGGGGGCCAGCAAGAGGATCTGGTGGAGGAAGTCTAGTTGCATGGTTAATAAATATTGTTGATATTGATCCAATTGAATATGGTTTATATTTTGAAAGATTTATTGATGTATCTGCTTTAGATTTATTAGAGTCAGGACAAATAAAACCAGAAGAATTAAAAATACCTGATTTTGATAGTGATTTTGGAACAAGTTCGAGAAGTGAAGTAATTAATTTTATAACTAATAGATATGGACAAGAAAGAGTAGCTTGTATTGGTTCTTTTATGTATATGAAAGATAGAACAGCTATAAAAGACATTGGTAGAGTATTAAATATTCCATTTGAAATAACAAATGAAATTACAAAAACACTTGGGGATGAAACTTTAGAAAATGCATTAGAAAATGGATTGTTAAAACAATACGAAAATAATTATAAAGAATTATTTGATTATGCTTTACAATTAAGTGGTTTACCTAAATCTTTTTCAAAACATCCTTGCGGAAAATGTATTACAATAAAAGATGTTGATTATTATTTTCCGTTATGTATAAATGATAATGAAATGGTTATCATGGCAGACATGCACGATGTTGAGGATTATGGAATAATTAAAGCAGATTTACTTGGGCTTAGAACAGTAGATATTATATATGATACACTTGAATTAATTGATAAAGATTATGAATATATAAATCCTAAAAAGATAAATTTTAAAGATAAAAAAATATTAAATGAAATATTTAGAAATGGTAATACTGTTGGATGCTTTCAATTTGAAAGTGAAGGAATGTGTTCCACTCTTGAAAAAATGGAAACATCATGTTTAGATGATTTAATTAATGCAAATGCTTTATATCGTCCAGGAAGTATTGTATATATTGATAATTATGTAAATAGAAAAACTGGTAACGAAAAAATAATATATTTACATCCAGATTTAGAACCTATATTACGTAATTCATATGCTATAATAGTTTTCCAAGAGCAATTAATCGAGATTGGAAAACTAGCAAATTTAAGGAACCCTGATTTAATAAGAAAAGCTACTGCAAAGAAAAAACCAGAATTAATGGCAATAGTAGAACCAGAATTAAAAAATGGATTAATCAGTCGTGGTTGGACGCAAAATCAAGTTGATATATTATGGGATGATATACTTAAATTTTCAAAATATTCATTCAATAAATCGCATTCTGCGGCTTATGCAATGATAGCTTATATTACAGGATTTTTAAAAACATATCATCCAACTGAATTTATGTGTTCATTATTTAACAGTTACGCAGATAAACATGATGAATTAGCAAAGTGTTTTCAAGAAGCAATAAGATTAGGAATACAAATTAATTTTGATTTTTTAAATAATCCAATTCCATTATGTGAAGTGGAAAATAATCAAATTAACTATGGATTAAGTTTAATCAAATATTGTAATAGAGAAATTGCTTATCAGTTACAAAAAATTAAAAATAATTATTATGATAATTTTATAGATTTACTAATAGATATTTCTGAACTAAGTATTAATTCTAAACAGTTATCAATATTAATTAAATTAGGTAGTTTTAATAAAATAGCAAAAACACAAAAATTGTTAACTGCAAATGAATATTTTATAAAACTATATAATAAAAAATCTATTAAAAAAGATAAACTATCTGAGTTAAGTATTCCTGAAGAAATGATTCAAAAATATTCCAAAGAAACTGATAAAACTTACAAAGATTTAAATAGTATTGCATTACTTAAAGAATTATATGAACAAATACCTAATGAGCCAATTTCTATAGATTTATTATTAAAAGCACAATTAGAATATTTAAATGCTTGTACTACAACAATCCCGAATCTTAAATACAATGTAGCAATCCTAACAGAAGAACCCAATATTAAGTACACACCCAAGATAAAAATTTACAATCTTACAACTGGTATTGAAGATACTTATAAAATATCAAACAAAATATACAAAAATAATAAACTAAAGAAAGGAGATATAATATATATCACAAGTGTTAACGCTAAACATAAATTTCAAAAAAATAATGATGAATGGATTGAATTGCCTGAATTTGAAAACTGGATTACTAAATATGGGAAAGTAGATATTTCTAAATTCCAAAGTTATATCAATTCATTAAAGGAGAATTAAAAAATATGAAAAAATTTATCATTGCAATCACACTCATATCTTTATTAATTTTTTTAAGAATACATCACATTAATGAAATAGCTACTCAACAAATTAACAATGATAAAATAATAAAACAAGAAGAAATTAAAAAAGAAATTCCTAAACCAATACAACAACCTAAAATAGCATTAATTCAACCAGAACAATTAATCACAAATAGAGAAGATTATATATTAATGCGTTCAAGTGCTTATACATGTAGCAAAGAAGAAGGTACACAAGACAGAATTTCTTATTCAGGAGTTGAAGTTAGTCGTGGATCAGTAGCAGTAGATCCTAAAAGAATACCACTTGGTACTAAACTCTATATTGAAGGTTATGGTCATGCTACTGCTCATGACGTAGGTGGAGCAATTAAAGGAGATAGAATTGATCTTTATATGGAAACTAAAAAAGAAGCATTTACTTGGGGTAGGAAAAACGTAAGAGTATGGATTATTAAAGAAAGAAAAACCAGATGAAAAATATGTTTTATTAGTTTTGGAAAGGAGGTGAATTTTTGAAACATTTTTGGCATGAAAAATGGTTAGGAAAACATACAGTTTGTTTCTTTGGTAATGGATGTGGTTGGAAATTATCTGTTTCAATTGGAGTAGAGAATCATATTGTAATATTTGGATTCTGTATTGGTGTAGATTTTGAGTTTTAATTTGAGAGGAGAACTGATATGAAGTTTCAAGAATTTCAAGATCTTAATCTTAAAGAAAACCAAAAAGTAAATGTGTTTTGTAATTTTAATGGAATATCTCAAAGTTTTGCAATTGGAATTATATCAAAAATAAGAATAAAAAAATATAAGCGTTATCATGAAAGATTAAATGAAAAAAATTATTACAAATTAATAATAAAATATGATACCCCTGATTGGGAACATGGAGTAGTAGAAGCAGATATTGATAGTTATTTAATAGAGGAAGTTAAAATACTAAATTAGGAGCAAAACAATAATGAATGATGAATTATATGTAGTAAACCAAAATGTAAAATGCATTAAATGTGGTCATAAAGGAGCAGTTCAATTTTATGGAAATTACTACCCTCATGGTTTAGGAGATAAAATTGATTCTTTTGGAATAGCAAGACCTATTATGGAAAAATATCGTAATGCTCCACGTATGTCTTATGCAATTGGATTTGGAGGAACAATTCCTTGGGAGTGTACTAATTGTGGTAATACTGGATTGATCGATTTTGGTGGCTTAGAAGGATATAAAATGGCATTTGTGAATATAGAATAATCTGATGAAATAACTCTTTTATTGAAGTGAAAGGAGATTAAAATGATTACTTGTGGAGATATTGCAGATTGTATAGATCACGAATATTGTAATTTCTGTCCTGCTAAACCTTGGATGTGGAGTACTTATAATAATATTAAGGAGAATAAAAATATGATCTATACAGCAGATGATTATATGAATATAATTAATCAAGAGATTGAATGGTGTAAAAATAATAAAGATAAAGATATTATATTTGAAGATAAAATTTTGAATAAAATATATCAAGATGGATTCATAATGGGTTTAAAACAAGCAATGATTTTAATTGAGCAAACAAAAATTTTAAGATAATAAAAATAATATTTTATGAAGGAGAAAATTATGAGCGAAAGAAAAAATGAAAAATATTATTATGAAATGCAAAAATTAGCAAATGATCTATTTTATTATCTATCAATGAATAATAATCCTAATGAACATGATTATCAAGGAAACCATAATTTAACCTATATTTTAAAAAATTTAACTAAAGATAAACTATATTTTATTACATCATTATTTTTACAACAAATACCAATTGGTGATTTAAAAGAATTAATAAAAAATAATTTTGGTACAGCTTCAAAAGAAATTATTATGCCTGTATTTAATGAAATAGAAAATAAAAATAGTCTTAAAAATGGTGATTTGGTTCAGATTACTAAAGGAATATTTAAGGGACAACAAGGGAGAATACAGGATATTGATATTAATGATAATGAAAACCCAATAGCAATTCCTATTAAAGAAAAATTTATGGATGGTTGGGTATTTGTAAATTATGATGAAATAGAGAAAATTGAATAACCAGATAAATTTGACGTTTTATTGGATTATGGAAAAGATTAAAAATATATTATTTTCTTCTTGTATATATTAATCTATAATGATATAATAAAATAATATTAAAAATAGGAGGAAGATAATATGTTTGAAGAAAAATATGAAGAGTATGTGGAATATTATGAAAGGGAAAATATTGAATATAAAATAAGTTACGTAGATATGCTTAGAAAACTAGAAAAAGAAAATATTTACATTACTGAATGGGATAATGATAAATTTAATAATTTTATTAAATCATTTAAATTTATCGTTCCTAAATCAATAGATAAATATACTTTTATAATAAATGAATTGCATCAATATATTTGTAAAAAAGAAAAAGTTATACCTGCAAGATTTTATCTAATTAACGATATTAATTTCTATTTAGATAAAGAAAAATTAGATTCAATTACTTTGTCTGTCGATGAATATAATCGACTAAAAGAAATACTAAATGAATATAGTGTTTTTGATAAATTAATTATAGAATTAGCATGGCAAGGAGTTCAGTCTAGACATATCAACTGTATAGAAGTTAATAATATAAAATTTACCAATAAATCAGTAATTATTAATGTCATAGATAAACAAATAGTAATTACTGACAAAGAAACAATTGAAGATATTAAAACAATAATTGATACAAAACAAAGATATCACTTTAAAAAAGATGAATTTTATAAATTAAAAGAATCCCCATATTTATTTAAACCCTTTATATTTAACCCAAATTCAAAAGTTAATATTGATTTAGTATTAAAATCTAATCTTGTATATTTGAATGAAAAGAATAAAATAATAGAAGGAAAAGATTTTACTGCTTTAAGTATAAGTGATATAAAAAGAAGTGCCAAATTAGCAAATAATAAAAATAGTCTTAATTAAATGAATTTAATCGTATATATAAAATTGATTATATATACGATTAGAGATAAAAACTAAACAAAAATAATAAAAAAGGAGAATGAAAGATGAAAAAAATTAAAGTTACTTGGAAAGGTATGACCCCATTAATTATGCACTCTAACCAAGGGGTAAATCCGCTACATCCATTAACAAAGGAAATGAAAAAGTATACTGGTAAGAGAAAGAAAACTGATGAAGATTATGAAATTATTGCAGATTTAGAATGGGAATCTGGACTTTATTGGAAAGATGGAATAGGTTTATTTATGCCAGCAGAAAATGTAGAAGCCACAATTCGAAATGGAGCAAAATCAATTAAAAAAGGTTCTGCTGTTCAAAAGTTTTTGTCTGTAGAACCATTATATATTCCTTTTTACTATGGAGAAAATTTAACTAAAGAAGAATTAAAAGCAGATTTGAAATATAGAGATGTAAGAGTAATGAAAATTGGGCAAGCATCTATATTAAGAACTAGACCAAGATTTGATACATGGCAAATTGAGTTTATTATTAATTATGAAGAAACTCAAATTGATATTGAAACAGTTGTGCAGAGTCTTGATTTTGCAGGAAAATATGTTGGATTATGTGATAGTAGACCAAAGTATGGACAGTTTGTTGTGATCGCTGAAGAAATAGAATAGGTTAAGTATTTTAAGTTAAGATATATTCTGATTAATTATGCTGAGATAAGTTGAGATGGGTTTAGTTAAGCATTTTGAGTTCAGATAAGATGCGTTAAGTTTCGTTGATTTCAGATTGGATATGTTCCGTTGAGTTAAGCATTTTGTGCTTAGTTGGGTTAATTTTCGTTCGAGTGTGATGAGTTACGTTAAGAATTTTAGGTTTAGTTTTAATACGATTTATTCATATAGGTTAAGATTAGTTGAGTTAGACATTTTTTGCTTAGTTTAGATTTTATGAAATTTGTTACCTTCTGTTGAGTTAAGTTTGGTTAAGATAGGTATTTTAAGTTGGGATATATTTAGTTACGTTGAATTGAGATAGGTTGGGATTTATTAACTTAAGCATTTTGAGTTAAGATAAGACAAGATGTGTTTGGGTGTATTCCGATATGATCAGTTATGTTTTGTTAGGCATTTTAGGTTGCGTTCAGTTGAGATTGGTTGGTACAAGATATGATATGTTGAGCATTTTAAGTAATAAAAAATAATAAAATAAAAGGAGATAAAAAATATATGAATGAATTAGTAAATAATCAAGAAAAATGGTCATTATTATATAACCATATTATTAATTTAAGCTACGGAGATACAATTTTCCATAATGAAATTAGTAATATTATCGAAGAAGATATTGGTTCTACAAAATATTACTCAATTATTAATAAAACAAAAAAGAAATTACTTGAAGCAGGGAAAACAGTAAAACCAGTAATTGGTCAAGGATATATTATTATTAATCCTGATAATTATGTTGATCTATCTTTGGGACATATTAAAAGAGGATTTAAACAAATTGATAAAGGATATGAAATTTTACAATTTGCACCTGTAAATAATATGTCTAAAGAGGGATTACAAACATATAGGCATGTTTCAGATAGAGCTATGTCTTTACAAGCTATGGTTGCTGGTGGATGTACTGAATTAAAAATGTTAAATAAAAAACAAAGTAAATTATTGCCTATAAATAATTAGAAATAATAAACAAATATAATAAAAATTAATTATGAGAGGAGGGTTGCGATTGTCTGTGCTTAATTAAAGGTAATAAAAAACAAATATAATAAATTATAATATTAAAGGAGAGTGCCAGAGTGAGAGAATATAGCGAGTATGTAGAAAGTAAATTTATAGAGTGGAATAATAAATATGATATTCCTGAATATTTCGAATTTCAGTTAAAAACTATGTTTGAATTAGAAGAACAATTTAGAGAACAACCAAAAGAAAATGTTAAAACAAAACAAGACATATTAAGAATGATTCAAGATTTGCATGGAAGATTACAATTTAGAATAAAAGAAAATAAAGAAATAAAAGATAAAGTATATTCAATTAAATTAATTAATAATGAAAATAATGAAGAGATAATAGATATAATTAATCATAATATTAAATACTTAAAAAGTGTTTATTTAGGAAAAGGAAAAGATATTATAAAAGAAACTAATGTTTCATTATTAGATTTTGTTTTTTAATTATAAATAATATTTATCTAGTAGGGGATTATCTCCTACTAGATAAATTATAACATGAGTTGAAGATTTTATTGGAAAGGAAATATTAATGAACAAAATAAATAAAACAAAAATAATAATCTTATGTCTTGCCTGTTTAACCACACTTTATATAATATTTGGATTACCTAATTTTTATCAAGTGTTTGGATTCGTTGCCCTACTTGGACTAATAGATATGATAACAGGATTTGGAGATAAAATACTAAAAAAAGTATTAATCCAATAAATTAAATTTTTTATTGGAAAGGAGATTAAATGTATAGATACACTATTGGTGAAGATTCATATGAAGATTATCACGTATATGAAATACTCCATAAAAACTTATTTACAAAAGAAGAATTTTTATATTTATGTAAAGAAGCATTTAAAGAACTTGATTTTAAAATCAAAAAAGAAATCGCTCAATCACTTGCTTCGCAAGGAACTCACTATATTATTAAATCACTTACAGAAAAATATGGGTTTATATTACCAAAGAAAATTATATCTCATATTCATTTAGAAGAATTGTCTGAGCATTGGGGAGGATGTGAAGAATGTTCTCATTCTTATTATTTAAATGAAGAACTTAAATGTAATTCTGAAGATTGTGATATTAGACCATTTGAGAATGAGTAATAAAAAATTCTATTTTGAAGGGAGAATAATTATGAATGATATTCAAAAAGAAATTGAAGAATGTAAAAATTTTGCAAAAAATTTAAATATGAATGGCGAAAATAATTTTACTACTAATTTCAGTATATTAAAAATATTAAATATATTAGAAATGATAAATAATAAAATAATATCATAAATCAAGTTTTATTTAATTTGAAAGGAGAAAATAATGGATAATATTTGTGCGTGGATTTCATTAATATCAGGAATATATTTTATAATATCTACTTTTATTCTCAATACTAAAAATTTTCAATCTGCTTTATTTTTTAAAATTATACCTTTTTTCTTAGGTGTAGGATGTATATTTGTAGCTATAAAATTATTTGATATTATAATGATTAAATAATAAAAAAATATAATAAAAAGGAGTTTAAATGTTAGAAAACCTAAAATGTAAAATAAAAGAATGGTTATTCAAAAATGAATTAGATCAATTAAGTGATTTAATAATAAGCCAAAATAAACTAAAGTCTATGATAGCACATAATGAAGAATTAATTAAATCATTTTTAGCAACTTGTCAAACAGGATATGATTTAGGGGTATCTAGATATCATAAAAATTGGTGTGTTTTTGTAAAACAAAGTAAAACTGAATATGGACAAGATTTTGTAAAATTCATAGATTTAAGTAATATGGATTTTCGTGATATTGTGGATTTTGAAAGAATATTAGAAAACTCAAACAAGAGGGTTGAAAGATATTATCATGTTGATGCTCCTCTTGGAGTTAAAGATTATTTTAACTTTATATAAATAGGAGAATTAGATGATAGAAAAAATGGATGGCATTTTTAAGATAAGTTGTGATATTTGTGGAGAAATATTTGATAAAGATTTTTATGATTTTTATGATGTAGTAGATTATAAGAAAAGTGAAGGTTGGAGAAGTAGAAAAATAAGTGGAGGATGGGAAGAGATTTGTCCAGACTGTGTAGAATATGAAAGAGGTTTGAGATTATAAATGCCTATATAATGGGCTTTATAGCACATGAAATGCCTGATAAAATGAGGTTTTTATTGGATTAGAAGGGAGATAAAATTATTTGTCAAAACAAATTTTTAAGTGTGAAAAATGTGGATTAGAGTTTGAAGATAATTATTGGTGTATAAATCACGAAACAGAATGTTTTAATGAACAAGATACAATTAATATAAATTATAAAAAAGCATTAGATAAATTGAATGAAAAATACGAATTAAAAATAACAAAATATTATGCAAATATATATATAAGGGATGATGGTGGATTTATTTCTAAATATATTCAAATTGGATTAGAAGGAAGTTTACCTAATGGGCATATAATTGATGATAATAATCCATATTTTTCTATTAATTCAAATGAAGAAATAAAAGAAGATATTTTTTATCATTATATTGAAGATAAATTAATATTACCTTATTTAGATACTTGTTATGAAGGAGAATTAAGACAAAGATATAGTGATTGGGGAAATAGATATATAATTGATAATTTAGATATTGATGAAATATGCAGAAGATTTTATGATAAAAAAGTAAGGATTGAAATAATACAATAAAAAATAAATTTTATTAGAAAGAAGAATATATGTTAGATCAACTATTAGAAGAAATTAATGAATTAAAAAATTATAAGAAAATGTATGAAAATCAAAAAGCTGATAAAATAAGAATGTCAGAAAAATTATATGAATTAATGTTAGAAAAATATAATAATACTCCATATGAAGAAAGAGTTAAATTATTTGAAAATGAGTCATGTAGTTGTTGTAAAGGTCATTATTATTGTCAAATAGAAAAATTGCCAGAAGATATCATGAAACCTATTCCAAGTTGCAATGGATGGATTCCAGGAACTACGTGTTGTAGTAGTTTTGAATGGTCTTAAATAATACCCAAAAAAATGTAGTTTATTAGTATATATTAATATACCAATAAATGTTTTGAATAAATAAACAGCTAAAATAATAAACATGTATTAAATAATATACAAAGGAAGATAAAATTATGAATGATAATAATTTCGTAGGGATAGCCCTAGATGAATTATATCGTATATTTGAAATACTCAATAAAGAATATTATTCAAATAAATTAACTTATCCAGTAATTACAATTCAAAAAACTAAACGAAGCGGAAATCTAGGTTGGTTTACATTAGATAAAGTCTGGAAAAATAAACAATCTGAAGATAATAGATATGAGATTAATTTATGTGCTGAGTACCTTAATAGAACTCTATATGAAATAGTATGTACTTTACATCATGAAATGGTTCATCAAGCTAATAAAATGTCTGAGATCAAGGATTGTAATGGACAAATTCATAATAAAAAATTTAAAACACTTGCAGAATCAGTTGGTTTAATAGTTGAAAAAAGCAAAAAGTATGGGTTTGGGCATACTAAATGTTCTGATGCTTTAAAAGAATTTATTGATAATACAATAAAACCTGATGAAAAATGTTTTGAATATTTTAGAAATATATCTGAAGATAATAAACCTAAAAAAGATAAAACAATTTTTACTTATATATGTCCTATCTGTAATGAAAAAATTAAAGCCAAAGCAGATAGAAATATATTATGCGGAGAATGTAATAGTCAATTTGAGATGCAAGAATAAAATGCAAATTTTATTATATTAAGAGAGGAAAATTAAAATGAAAAATATTAAATGCTATGATTTTGAAACAAGAGAGATAGATGGAGAATTTAAATTTATTAAAGAAATATTATATGAAGAAATACCTCAACGTAATGATTTTATAAATTATGAATTTAATAAAATAAAAATTCTTTTAGAAAAAAATAACCCAATGAAAAAGGAGAAAGTAATATGATTGGACAAGTAAAAGATGTTTTCGAACAAGCAATTAAAGAAAAATCAGAAATGAGTTTTAAATTTTATATTAATAAAAAATTAAAAAAGAAAGAGAGAAAACATAATGAATTTATAATGAGTATATTGAGCTATTTAGATGAAGACACTGATTTTGGAATAAAAGTAGGAGATATAAATGAACAAGAAGGAACTACTACGTTTACTATTAATTCTGACGCAGTAGAATATATTTATAATGAAATCAAAAATAATAAATAAAATCATAATAATTTGTTTAGGAAAGGAAAGTGAAAAGTAATTTCAAGAACAGCATTTGAAACAGAATTTATTGAGTCACAATCAAAAGATATGGTGATCACAAAACTCAGAGATGTATTTATCCCTCAAGTTTGTAGAGAATGTAAGATTGCAAAGATTAATGTACCTAAAAACCCTTATGATATAGTTATTTTTAAAAGTCCTATTTACATAATTGCAGAGCTAAAATCAGGAAAACAAAAAAGCTTTTCATTAGATGAAAAAATAATAAAAACGCATCAAATAAAAAACCTAAATAAATACAAGGATTATAAAAATACTTTTTGTGGATTTATATTTAATTTTGCTAATTATGATAATCAAACATTCTTTTTACATATTAATGATTTTAATAATTATGTTCTTAATTCAACACAGAAATCTTTACCTTTGGTTTATTGTCAAAAACATGGAATTGAGATTAAAAATACTATAAAAAAAGTTAAATTTAAGTATGATATAGATAAGTTATTTGAAGATATTATCCAGAAATATACAATATAGGACAAGATTTTGAATTCATAAGATGTGTAGAGGTAAGAGAATGAAAGAAAAACAAGAATTAAATATTATATTAACTATATTAAATCAACCTTCTCAATTAGCAATTGATAATTTAAATAAAATTTATTATAATATTATAAAAGATAAAAATATATAAAATTAATAAAGACTGTAGAAATACAGTCTTTTCATTTATCTAAATAGGTTCAATTAAAAACTTGTCATTGGTGAAAAGTTTCAGATTGAACCTATTGGAAACGCCTATATAATGAACTTTATTTTAATTTTAAATCCATTATAATATCCTTTTTATTTTCTTTTTTACGAATATATATAATTTTATCAATAAACTGAGATAATATTAAATTTTTTTCTTGTGAATTTAAACTATCCTCCCAATTATTTAAAAAGGTTTTATAATTCTTAATTACTTGTTTAATATTAGTCTTGTCTAATTTTTTCAAATTATTTTTTAAACTTTCTATTTGAATATCAATCTGATTTAATTCTTCTTGACGCTTTTCTTTTCTTAATAAAAATTCTTCTTTTGTATATTCTCCATCTTCACGCATTTGATAAATTTTATTTAAAGAAACTTCTGCTTTTTTATATTCAATATTTAATTTATTTATCTGTTTATTTAGATAATTAATCTCTTTATCTTGACTAGAATCATCTTTATAATTTTTATCTATATAAATATCTATAGTGGGCAATAATTTTTCTAATAAATTATCTTCTGTTATTCCTATACATAAACATTTTTCACCTATAGGGGTATAACCAGGGCAAGTTAAACTTGTACAATATTTATTTGAATGTAATTGCATTATTCTTCCGCATAGACCACATTGAACCAATCCTGAAAGAATACGTTTTGGCCTTGTTGTCATTTTTTTACTTCGAGTAGACAATATTTGAATAATTTTATTATGTTCTTCTTGTGTTTTAACTGCTGGATGACAATTCTCTACTATAATCCATTTATCTTTAGGTATTTGTTTGATTTTTTCACCTTTTTTAAAATTACCTTTACTTTTATTAGAAACCATTCTTCCAAGATGAATTTCGTTAGTCAGAAGATCACCAATAACTTTCGCACACCAAGTTGTATTTCTTGGGGATATAATTCCTAATTGATTTAATTTCCACTCTATTTGTTTTAAATTTAATAATTTATCTAAAAATAAATCTTTAATCATATTATAAATATTTAATTTTTCTTCATCAATAATTAACTCTTTAGTTTCGATTTTATAAATATAGGGAAGAGGAGGAGTACCATTAGTCCATCGACCACCCCTTGCTCCTTGTTTTTTACCTCTTCTAAACCTTCTTTTAATAATTTTAAATTCTTGCCTTGCAAGGAAGGTTTGAAATTCAAAATAAGTTTCATCACTTTCATTATCAAGATTATAAAGTTTTTCAGGTGTCATTATAAAAGTTTCAGATTGTCTATAAATACGTTTAATACGACCAGAATCTTCTTCATCTCCACGACCAAGACGATCTATGTCTACAACTATTGTAGCATCCCATAACCCATCTTCGACATCTTGTAAAAGCTTTATCATTTCTGGTCTTTCATTTATACTATCCCCTGAAACAACCTCTTCATAAATGGCAAATCGCCAATTATTTTTATGACAAAAAGCAATTAATTCATCTTTATGATTCTTTAATACTTCATCGGTTTCCATACCATCTTTTCCACGACTTTTTCTTAAATATAAAGATACATCTTTAATTAATTGAAATAATTCATTTTCCATTACTTTTTAACTCCTTTATTATGTAATGGAATTAGTATTCTACATTAGATATAAAATATCCTTTATTATTACAAATTTTAATCCCCTTCTATAAATCATCAAAGAGGGGATTGATAGGGAGGAGGGAATTAAAAAATAAAGGAATGAGTGGGTTAGACTCATTCCTTATAATAAAGGGATTATATAATTATAATAACTCTTTTTTTAATATTTCTTCAATATTTTTAAATTCCCAATAGGGAATACGTAATAATGAAATTTTATTATCTTCACAATATTTATTTTTAATTACATCATGACGTTGAGTTGTTTTAAAATTTTCTAATGCACGTTCTTCTGAAATACCTCCGAATCTTACAGGTTCAAAATGATGTTTCCCATCTGCTTCTATTAAATATAAATTATTATTAATAATTGTCTTTACATCAAAAGGTAAAGGAAGACTATCCCTACATTCTTTTATTCTATATTCAGGTAAATAATTTAAATTATAATATTTGCAAAAATCTATTATTTTATCATTAGCTTTAGAATTATTACAACAAGGACAACCATTGCCTTGATTCCTATTATGTATTTCTATTTTCCATTCATATCCGCATTTTTTACATATCCAATAAACTTTAGATATACTATTAGAAGTATATTCTTCTGGATTTTTATTATTTTTATTATAATTCCACTCTTCACAAAGTTTAGGATTATTAACTAATAGATTATTTTCTTTAGATGGATAAAATCCAGAACAATAAGGACAACCTTTATTATTTTTTCTATTAGCAATTACTGATTCCCATTCATGTCCTTTTTTACATTGCCACCAAACATTTTCCCCACAACATTGAGGTACATCATAAGGCGTTAATTCACCATTTTTAATAGGATGCCATTCTTTTGCTAGTTCTGGATTTTTAGTAGCTAAACAGTTTGATAAACCAACCTGTCTACCTTCGCAACAAGGACAATTACATCCATTATGTAAGATACTTGTAAAATCCATTTTAAATTCTTCTCCACAACCTTCTTTAAGACATTGCCATTCAAGTTTCTGGTAAATATTTTCGTATTTATCGCTCAATAATATAAAATTTTTATTATTTAAATTGAGCCATAATTTAATATTTTGTATTGTGTATGGATTCGTTTTATAAAATATATTTGGCATACGTCCGTTTTTTAAACTGTTTAAACTTATTATAACCATATATCCTTCTTGTGTTTTTGCAAGTAATACTTTATTATTATTTTTATATGTATCAAATAATGGAATTAAATTTCGATTAATAAATTCTTGCTTTACTTCTTCGATATTTAATCTTTTAGCCATAATAATTAATCCTCCTTTAATCAGATAATGATTAGATTTCTCTTGCTAACCATTTTTGTAATAAATCATTAAATATTTCATTGTCTAAAAATTCTATATATGTTTTATATTTATTACCAAACCCTGTTGAAATTGGTGTAGCACCACTTTGAATAAAAATATTTGCTTGCTTTATATTAAATATCTTCATCTTCAACTTAACTCCTTTTTAACTTTTCTCACTTATATTTCCCAACAAAAAATAGGGGAGTGGCATAACCACAAACCCCTACTTTAAATCGACCATATTCTTCTCGAAATGTACCAATCATACTGATACATTTCAAATCATAAAACCATGAATTCATCCCTATACTGCTGTCATATCAACTTTATATCTCGTTGTACCCATAGTAAAATATAATCCTGTACTACCATCAAATTCAAACGTACCTGTAAGATATCCAGCAGCAACAGATGCACTAGGCAAAAGAGCAGAATTTCTTATCCTAATAGGAGCCATTGTAAGCGGAATTGCACCAAAATTACCATTTAATGTAGGATTTCCACCCACTCCTGTGCTTCCATAAACTAAAGCCATAAATACAAATGCTCCAATACCATCTACAGCATATGTTGCTGAAGTAGTTGTTATAACTGCACTAGTTAATAATGATGGATCTAAATTAGTAGAATTATGAACAATAACTGGAACAGTTCCAGTAGTCATTGCTGTAAGAGTGATATTAAATCGTGCTGTATTTGCTGTAACAAACTTTCCATTTATAGCATCTTGTGTATGTGTCCAAGTAATAGCTCCACCTAAATTGACACAGATATTATCAACACTGTCTAATATTTGTACTGTAACCATTTGTAAAATTACATTTCCTGCCGCAGTAGATGCACTTGTAAAAGCTGTTCCTCCACCACTAGATACACTCTGAGTTATATTCCCATCTGACATAGATATCCTGCTAGATGAACTTATGTTTGTCCAATAAATACAATGTCCATTTCCAGTTGTATGTTCAAAATTACAAAGATTACATTGTAAATTTTGAACGCCAGTTCCAGTAAAGTTAAGAGTATTACCATCTCCTGAAGTTTTAAAAATAATATGTTCACAACATACTGTTCCTGCTGAATCAAATGTTACAGTTCCAACAACATAAGTTGAAAACTTTGATTGACCATTGAGATTTACCCCAGGTTTTAAAGTAATATTTTCAGTATATGTTCCTGGGTAAATATTAACTGTATCTCCTGAACTAGCAGCAGTTATTGCATCTGAAATAGTTTTGTATGGATAAACCATACTACCATTTTCTTCATATTCATCTGTCCTATTTTTATCAACATATACTATTGTTGACGATACTAAAGATACAGCAGTTAATATTTGTGTATCAGATACCCTTATTAATGTTCCACCAGTATTATTAAAAGTATTGCTCAAATTACTTAGTGAAGTTATATCAGCATATAATGTAGCACCAGTTTTTAAATTCACAGTATTTCTACCAGCATTAAGTGCTTGAAATTCAGCAATAGTTCCAGTTTCAATATTAACTGTATTACTATCTACTATAGCAGGGCCAAAAATTAAATAACTATCTGTACTTGTAATAGTATTAACTGCATAAATACCACCACCACAAAGAGCTATATTACCTTTTAATCCAGTACAATTAATTGTATTTTGTAACCACAATGAATTACCGCCTGTAACCTGTAAATATGAATTATTTTTTTGTGCTAAAGTACCAGATGATGTAATATTCATTGTACAATATGACAATCTACAATCTTTTATTTCAAGTAAATAATCACCATTCATAGCTTGGGTAAAATAGCAATTTCTATTTGCACTTGAAGTTCCTACTAAATGTATACCAGATAATGTCAAATGAGGAGAATAATTATTAATTGTTCCTGTAAATCCAGCACCTTTTGATGCACCTGAACCAATAATTGATATGTAATCTCTCCATAAATCCAAAGTACCTATGTACTTTATTCCTAATGCTACTGATATAGTATATAAATTAGTAACACTAGGTATTTTAGATGTTAATCCAATTCTGAACCCATCAGCATAAAATGTTATCCCTTGAGTTGTGGCAGTATAAAGTAAAACTATAGCAGAAACACCAGTAGTACCAAATGTTCTTGCTATTTCATATCGTGTCCATATACTTGTAAGTGTAATAGATTTTGTAGTTGTTCCAACAACAGTACCACCAGATGTTTGCTCTTGCAATGCAAGCTTTATTGTACCAGAACCTTTTACCCATACTTCTGCTGTATAAGATGTAGAAGGTGCAATTGTAACCCCAGTTAATACAACACCTTCTTCTGTTACACTACCAGGAGTAACAATTTTTAATGAAGCAATACCAAATCTATACTCCGAAATATCCCTTGATAATGTTGCACTTAGTTTAGATGTGAATCCTGTTAAATCTGTTTCTACGCTATTTTGATTCTCAGTTAAATAATTTGTTCCACCTATTGAATTATGTGCATCTTGAAGAGATTTATATGGTTTTGTATCTGAACCATCTTCTATATAAGAATCTGTTCTACTATTATCAACATATATTGTATTATTTCTTTGTGTAGTTAGATAAGTATCTGTATTTTGAGTATGAGATGTAGTAGAATATAATGGATTATAAAACCCTGACATGTAAACACCTCCTTATATTATATTTCAATTAAAAAGCTCCAACCCATGTATAATTTACATTATCTTCGCAAATACAGAAATTGGTAATCTCTTTATCATTTTGATCAATGTTTAGTCCTTGATTAGCCTGTAAATATATTATATTATCATTATTTATTTTTACTGTACAAGCTTGAGTATTTATAAAACTGAATTTGTATAATTTATAACCAATTGTCCACTTTAAAGATGAGGGTGGAGTTGGTATAATCTCAGCATTTGCTACGCTAGTTTCTAAAGATGAACTTCCTAGATATCCAGAACCGATTCTCAAATAAATCACTTCCTTACAAATAATAGGGAGTCATATAAATCACTCCCATGAACCAATAAAAGATTTCTTTTATATTATATTTATATTACTGTTGAACCACTCTGCAATTTTTCTATAATACTTTTTAACTCAGTAATCTGTTTCTCATAATTTGTAGTATCTATTCCAATACCAAACAATTTCTTAACTTTTTCCATAATAATTTCTTTCCCAAATTTAACACTTACACCAGCAGTAGCAATCCAAAAAACAGATTCTAAATCAGAATTTATTAAAGCAAAGAATGCTAGTAATAGAAGTCCTCCAATATATGGAAATAAATTTTTAGAAACAAAATTTGGTACTTTACTCCAATCAAAAGTCCCTTCTTTATAAGCTAATAGATACCCTAGTAAGGTATCAAAAAGTATAAATCCTAAAGAAATATATAAACCATAAAGAATTGTTGAATTAGATGAAAAGAAATTAGTTATTGTAGTTATTATAGAAGTAAAATCCATAATAAAATCCTCCTTAATTATATTATATTTTTAATTAAATAATCTTCGTAATACATCCATACAAGTTTTGTTCCATCTACTAATTTACCTGAATAATTACGTTTCCCTTGGCAACAATCAGTTATATGTGTTATTTTATATTTTTTAGACGCTTCTTTTATATAATTAAAAATTTCACCAGTTGTTATACAAATTATTTTTGTCGCATTTGAATGATTTTTACCAGATGGCAAATTTTTATATCTTTTTAATTTTTCTAATTCTGAGTTATAATTACATATATTTGCCTGCGTTCCTCTTTTTAAATATTTTCTTGCTGTTCCTCTACTAATTTTTAATTTATTAGCAATTACTTGAACATTATTTATTCCTTCATTCCATAAATTACATGCAATTTTGACTAAACTATTACATGCAAATTCATGGCATTTAATCCAATTGATATCTTCTTCTTTAAAATTTAATAGTTGAGGTAACTCTGATTGCATTATATTGTTTTTTATAAATACTAAATCTGAATATTTACAGTCAATAATTATATAATGTTTAATATTATTTTTCAATGCTAATTCTTTCTTATTTTTATCATTCTCTTGTTCTTCCTTTAAACTTCTACCTCTAGTTGTTTCTTTATAATGCTGTACTCCATGTGCTTCAATAATACAATTTAAATTTGGTATATATAAATCATACTTATATCCATTACACCATTTAAAAATAGTTTTTGATAACTGTGTTATAAAATTTATATTTAATTGTTCTAATATATAAAATATAAATTTTTCTGGATAAGATTTACCATCACTACATCTAGGACAAGGGTATCCTTTATTTTTACTCAAATCACAAATTCTTTTTTCTTCTGTGTGTCCACAATTAGGGCAAATCATCATGCATTTCTTTTCAGATTGAACAGTAAAATTATATTTGTCTTCATTATTTTTTAAATATATTATTAATTCTGGATTTGTTGTTGCAATACAATTTGATAAACCCACTTGACGACCTGCACAAAATGGACAATTATGATTTTGTTTAATATAATCCCAAGTTTCTTCAAATACTTCTTTACAACCTTCTTTTAAACATTTCCATTTTAACTTTTTACGAGCATTTTCATATTGTTCACTTATTAATTCAAATGGTTTATTATTTAATTCACACCATAGTCTAATATTTTGAATTGTATAAGGATTATGAACATCAAATTTATAAGGAATTCGTCCAGATTTTAGTTTACTTAAACTGATTACAATTTTGTATCCTTCTTGTGTTTGTGCTAATAATTTTTTAGTAACTTCTTCATAATTATTAAATAAGGGGATATAACCTCTATCTATAAATTCTTTTTGTGCTTCAGTAAATGTATATATAATTATCACTCCTTCCTGAATTCCTGAAAATAACCATAAAAATAAGGGGTAAGAAATGCTCAGGAAAACATTTCAAATCAAAGGTCATGACTCCCTTGATTACCCCTTAAAAATAATTTTTTATTTTTTATTTGAAACAATTACTATAATTAAAAATAAACCTCCCACTAAGGAGGTAAGCACCAATACGATTCCAACATATTCACCACCAACTTTATATTATTAATTTATAAATGTCGTATTCGAATCATCAAATAATTGACATACTATTCTTAAAGCAATAATATATTCACGATCCAATTCACTCAATGAATCCCAATTATTCCAAGTTTCTTTCCAACCATCATGAGTAAATATTTGAGGATTTTTTAATTTACTTAGCATAATGAAGTGAAATATTTTATCTATAGACTCTAAAGTAAAAATCTCAGGTACATCTTCATCTTGAAGTTTAAGGAAGGAAATAATTTCATTCAAAGTTCCAATGCTAATCACGCTTTCTTTGTTATATTTATATTAATAATTTAATCGCTTACAGCAGGTTCAAACCCTTCTTTAATTAATTTTCGATCAAATGCCCCTCCTCTGTATTGGAATATCAAACTTCTAACCTGATCATGAGATAAATCAATTACATCATCATTACCTAATTGATCACTTCCATCACCATTAATTATTCTTGCATTCATAAGTATCTCTATAATATCTTTAAATTTCCATTCATTAGGAATATCTGAGAGTTTGTTGTAACGTATCATATCATTTTCCTCCTCTGAATTATCTGTTTCTATTAATCTATTTTTAAATGCAATCCATAAATTTTCATTCCTTACCCAAGGTTCAGGGCAATTTTTTGAACAAACATCAAAATGACGTAAAATATTATTTATTCCAATATTATATTTATCCATTAAATATTTAGTAAGTTCAACTGCATTATTAACTGTAGTATCAGTTATTATATAATCTCCATTACTATTTTTATCACTACACATCTCTATTCCAATACTATTATCATTTCTACATTCCCAATGTTTATAAGTAACTCCACCACAATGAAATGCACAAAATTCATTAGGGACACTCTGCGTAATGCTATCCTCGTCAATAAAATAATGGGCTGAAGTATCACTAGTATCATTATTTGCAAAATAATTACCATTACCTTCATCTGTATCTGCTATATTTCCCGTATAATGTAAAACTATATATTTTATATTATCTTTTCTATACGATCTATAATTTCTTAAATCACATAAATTTTGTTTAATTTCCATATAAGATTTTCACCACCTAACAATCTCTATTTATATTATTATTATTATTATTATTTTTCTTATTAACATAATTACTAATAGCAGGTTGTGCAATATTTACTCCTGCAACCATACCCATGCCTGAAATAATTATAAATCTTACATTATCTGAAATATCTAATACTTTATAAATTTGAAATCCTGCAATTATACAAAAGAAAAAAATAATTGCTATTATAGTACTCGTATGCTCTTCATTTATTGCAAAAAGATTTTTTAAGTAATTATTTATATAATTCATATTAATCACCTATTCTTAAATAATTCATTTTGTAATATTTCTTTAATATTTTTAAATTCCCAATAAGGGATTCTTATCAAATTTATTTTGTTATCTTCACAATATTTATTTTTAATTTCATCATGATATTGTGTTATCTTAAAATTTTTTAAAGCACTTTCATCTGAAATACCACCAAAATTAACAGGTTCAAAATGTTGTCTGCCATCTGCTTCAATTAAATATAAAATATTATTATATATTATTTTTACATCAAAAGGTAATTCTCTTTTATTTTTACATCCTTCTATTTTAAATTCAGGGGAAAAATCTAAATTATTAAATTTACAAAATTCTATTATTTTATCATTAGCTTTAGAATTAACACATTGCAGACAGCCATTTTTATTATTATTTCTACTATTAATTATTGCTTCCCATCGACGGTTACATTTACTGCAAATCCACCAAACCTTTTTACTTGAATTTGGTGTATATTGATCTGGTAATTTACCATTTTTTTCATAATCCCATTCTTTACATAATAAAGGATTATCTACTAATAAATTATATTCTTTTGATGGTAATTTACCTGCACAATATGGACAATTATTATTATTTCTACTTTTTATTTCCGCTTCCCATTCATGTCCTTTGTCACAAATCCACCATACTTTTTTATGAGATCCACAAGTAACATCATATGGAGTTAAATCCTCATTTTTAGTAAGATGCCATTCAGAAGTTAATTGTGGATTTTTAGTTGCAAGACAGTTTGATAAAGTTGTTTGATTCCCATTGCAACAAGCACAATTTTGTCCTTGATAAATATTATCCCAAGGTGCTTTAAATACTCCTTGACATTCTTTTTTTAAACATTGCCATTGAAGATTATTTTTATTACCAGTATATTCTTTACTAATTAATTCAAATAGTTTATTATTTAATTTACACCAAAGTTTAATATTTTGTATTGTATAAGGATTAGATTTATCAAATTTATTAGGTTTTACATTATTTTTTAAATTGTTAATATTGGCTACAACTTTATATCCTTCTTGTGTTTGAGCTAATAATTTTTCAAAAGCATTTTTATATTCGTTAAATAATGGAATATAATTTCTATTAATAAATTCTTGTTTTGCATCTTCTAATGTTGTTCTTTTACTCAATTTATCAATCTCCCATCTCTCCTTATCACATAAAAATAAACAATAAAAAGTAGAGGCAAGAAACATCAAGGGAGAAGATGTTTCAATCTAGAGCCAATTACCTCTCCAGATACCTCTACAAAATAAATTTCAATCCAATTTTATATTAACAATGTATATTTAATTATCATAACAATTAATTTTGAGAAATCTAATTTCTTCATATCATCACCTAACCTTATTAACTTCCAAATATTTTGGTTCCCAACAATGCTAATCCACCACCAAGTGTCAGATAAATAATTTTTCTAATTATATCTGGTATTTTAAGTGAATTATCTTTTTCTAAACCATCAACCCTAATATTTGTATTTCTAATATCTTGTTTTCTATTATCATTATTAATATCAATTTTTTTATTAAGATTTTTTTCAACCTTTTCTAAATCTTCTTTTTCTACTAAATCTTTAACTATTGCTAATTTCATTTCTGTCATTGCATCTGTTAATTTACCAATTGAAGTTCCAACAACTTCCATAAATCTATTCATATTATCTTCATTTTTTTCTAATCTTTTATTCATATTATCTTCATTTTTATCAAGTTTTCTATCTAAACATTTAATATCTTCTTTTAATTCTAAGATGTCATTTATGCTCAAATTACAACACCATCCAATCTTTGCAATTATTTTACCAATCATCCCTTCCTTTGGTATAATATTAGAAAATAGCATTATATCTTTCTCATGCTATTTTTAGAGTAGAGGATAAGAAGGGAAGATTCTTATCCTCTATTTGCTTATATTTATTTATTTTCATATATAATCTGCTCAATGAATTCTTGAATATCTCGTAAACATTTTTGATATCCTCTTGACCAAGAATATGTTGAGTCATTATATATCTCTGTTTTATATCTATTAAGTTTTAAGATTAACCATTTATGTAAAATCATTAAATTCTTCATGTCAACACCTACTTCCTAAATTGTTGACAACAAAAAAGAGAGTTAAATATTAAAATTATCACCTCTCTCATGCTCTGTTTTTCTTCTATTTATTCCGTTTTTCAAAATATAAAACCCAATAAAAAATAGATTTTATGTTATATTATTTGCATAATTAAACAATATTTTGTATAATTATGCAAATTTATTATTTATCCTTATTCAACTCTCGCTAATCCGATAGTTAAATAAGGATTCCTTCCGTTTTACATTGGTCAAAAAACGTTTTGTATCCTTTCCCAGCGTTTTCTTCCGTCCAACCGTCTATGGTAATCAATTCCGCATAAGTAGGGTTGTTAGGGGCTTGCTCAAATAATTCTGTAAATTCTTCTACTTTTAGAAAAGATTTATTAGGAAGATAAATATAATCACCTTGTATTTTGGAGGCAAAAATACGTCTAACATCGTTTCCCGTCATTACACAATACCTCCTAAAATTTCTAGGTCAAATGTTCCTGTAGGGGCAGAAGCACCTAACTTAACTGCTAGTCCTGCAAAAGAATAACCCAACGCTGCTACTGTTGTTTTATCGATTAGTATAGTCGCCCCTGCGGCTAAATCTGCGCTTACAGTTTCATAGATTAATCCTTCTGCCGTTGGATCTACTGCCAGTGCTGCGGATGTATCATAAAATCTAATAGTATATGCTATAACTTTGTCGCAGTTATTTTTTAGGTACACAACTTTGTTACTGAGATTTGTAATATTGCAAGGAGTTAATGCTTGATTGTAACCTGCCGATGTTTCCCCATAAATTTTATAATACGATGCACTATCAGGCACAGTTTCACCAAGCCATTTTTTAATTTTACTTCCAGAGAGTTGAACAGTGGCTGGATTTGTAGGAGTGAATAATTCTCCTGTTGCATTGTATATTTTAGTTCCGAGTGTTTTTACACCAGTTAATATTTCACTAAATGTGAAATCACCTGTTGCCATATATAAAACCTCCTATTTATATAAAATATATTTATAAAGTTTGATTTTCTAAAAATGTTTTCGCACCAATTGTATTGTTATTACCCAAAACAATTTTATCTAATGGAATATCTATTATAGTAAGACCACAAGCTGAATTAAATAATTGACTTATAGAACTTGCTTCATTAAAAATAATATTTTCATTAGTTATATAAGTATTATTTAATACTTGTAATTCATTAAAACCTTCCCATTGCGTATAATAACCTGAACATAAAATATATCCATTATCTGTGAGACTTAGTTGATTAATCACTTCCATAGACCAAGCAATATCACCAAAAAATAATTTAACTAAACTATTGGCATCAGCAGTTTCTTCAAAAGAAGTTGTATCATCAATTGAAAATGAGTCATCAAAACTTGTGGATTCTGTCCATGCTTCCATCTGAGTTAAAATACTCTTTGTCATAGAAATTGTATCTGAACTAATTCTAAAAATAATTGGCAAATATATCACCACCTTAAAATTTGCTTTCTCTAAAAATTATCTTCATTTTTCTTCCATTTACTCTATTATGCTTCCATTTTCAAGTACAAAAACACAATAAAAGTGGCATTTTATTGGTAATAATTATGATTATTAATTATATTAATATTATATTTTAAATGTAATAAAATGCCATAATTGGATATTGTATATTACTCTATTCTTTTGCTCTCGCTAATCCGAGACTTAAACAATCGTTTTTGGCGTTTTCATCATTTTATTACCGTCTATTTTAATACGATAATCTAAGGGGTTGTTTTCGCTAAAAACTTCATCATCAACTATTACTTCCGTTAATCCTTCCGGCACTTCCCCAACCACCATAATATCCCCATTGAGGTTTACTGCTAATATCATCTAAGCGACACTCCTTTCGCCGTGAATTTTATACGCTTTAAGCGTACTTGTATTAGCCCCAGTAGCTGCGGCGACAACCGTAACATAGTATTTACCATCAAGAGCCGACACATCTAAAGAAGTTATGGTTCTTGCAAATGCGTTTGTAACTTCTACCATTGCCACATTAGACGTATACGATGCTAAACTAGTACATACTTGTAGGCGCGATATGGTGTGCGAATCAACAGTACCCGTATTCTCCCAATCTACCACCAGAGTATCCACATTTGCAAGATCGATTAGTTCTGCCGTAGCATAAGAGACTTGCGCGCTTCCACCAGATCCTGGCCTGGTGGCCGTCAGTAACAAATCTCCTGCCTCTTTCGTTGCGGATACACTACCATTTCCAGCCGCGTTATAACCTGCAGATATTGCTTCATATTCTGTACCAAGACCATACAGCATATAATTCATATATCCGCTTAGTGTAATTGCTCTGATTAATTCTTTTGTGACTGTACTTCCAGAGAGTTGGACAAGACCACTTCCAGTTGAAGTCATTTCCCAAGCAACAGCATCCCCATCATGCCTTGTTGCTGGAGTAGTAGAATATATACCTCCAATTTGAATTGGATTACCTGCTTTAGCAGCATTATCTACTGCCGCTCCTTGAATAATTGGTTTACTAGTAGTTGTTCCAGTAACCCAATCTGATACTGCTTTCCAATATGCCGAAATTGTACCTATAGAAATTGTACTGATAGGTCATCATCTCCTTTAAAATTTTAAACAACAAAAAAGACATTTATTTAAAAATGTCTAAATTTATCTTCGATTTACTTCCATTTACTCGTATATGCTCTGATTTTCAAATTAAAATATAAAATAAAATAAAATATCTGTTTTATCTGGTTTAGAATTTTATATTATTTTTACACTGTAGTAACCTCAATTACTCCTAATCCTACATTAAAAGCAAATTTAATATTTCCAAAAATAATCCCTGATGATCCACTCATTGTTAAATTACCAGTTTTTGTATCTGCAACATCTTTTCTTAATTCTTTCAATTCAATATCTTCCAATCTAGCATCTAAACTCACATATGTTGTACTTCTTTGAGCTGAAGCTCTAGCATCAATAACTTCTGAATCTATCGTTACTCCAGCAACTATATTATCTATTCTATCATCTTGATTATGTAATTCTTGATCTACAATATCAAAATTAGCATTCAAAGGAACATTCCAATTTAAATCACCTTGTGTTGGTTTTGTCATATTATAATAAGTTGTTTGATCTGCCATATTATCACTTCCTTCCTAATATCCATAACCTCTAACCCTAATACCTCTACCAAAATAATGTACTGATACACTTGTACCTTCTAAATCTGAATGAAAATATACTAATCCAGCAACATAGTCTACATAAAAATTAGTATTTGTCGTTATATCATTTACATATATTTCATACATATTTATTATTTTTACATGATTAAATTTATCAGGTATTTCAAGTAATTCTATTACATTATTAGTTATCGTATGAACTTCTGCTAAATACTCTACATAGGGATCTAAAATTGTTCCTTGTCGATAAGATATCTGTGAAATACTATTAAAAGGATTAATCATACAATTTTTATTCTTCCTTTCTGTGAATTTAGTCAAACAAAAAAGAGAGATAATTTTTTAATCTCTCTCTCTCTCTTTTTCTTTGATTTTTTAAATTTATTCTTACTTAACTATTTAATTAAGCGAATTCATATTTTCTTTTCATTACTAATACCCCTAAAACACTCAATAATCCTAATCCTACTAACCACCAATATTCAATCATAAAAATTATAGGTGTTAAAACCATCCTAACTCCAAATCTTAATCCTTCATTACTTCTGATATAATCAGCAAGGGGAGGGGAGTAGTAATAATAATTTCTCACAAACCATTTTCCTGCATCAAACTTCAATAATACATTATCTCTAAACTGCCTTAGTACATTCACATGAGGTTCGAGTAAACTTCCAAAAGCGGCAGTTGCAATAAAGCAATTATCATTTTCTCCAATAGTAATATTAAGTATATATGTTTCTGTAATTGTTCCATCAGCAGATTTTACTGTAATTTCAATACTCCCCGGAACCACTGTAATTGGACTTATTTTTATATCTGCTGATTTATTAGGAGTTATTACTGTTATAGTAGGTGTAATTGTTGTACCAGCAGGAAGTACTACATTATAAGTAGTTACATTAGTAGTGAAATTACTTATTGGGGTATCACCAACTTTAATTCCTGTAACTAAAGGTTCAATATTTATTGGTTCTTTTTCAGTTGTGAAATGATACATTAAATCTGTTGTATTAGATTGTGTACCTAGATTTTGAATTGAACCAATTGGAATATTTAAGATATAGTTTGAATCATATTTTAAGTTTACTATTGGAGTGATTGTTAGGGTATCGCCTGTAGTAATTGTTTTGGTTATTCCTAGAGGAACTCCATCTGAATTAAGTAGGGAAATAGAACTGAAATTATTTCCTTGTGAAATAAATTTGTTAAATTGAAAAGTAAATGTGTTAGTATTTGATATTGGGATATTAATTGCGTTATCTTGGATATTTGACTGTGTTAGATTGGGAGAAATGTCTACTATGTTAATATTAAACATTCGTTCTAAATCACCATATTTAATTACTAAACCATTTCTTTGATTACATACACTCATCGCTTTAAATTCACCTGGATCAATTCTTTGTAATGCCCCAAAAGCACATAAATCTCCTAATCCCCATGAACATTCATTGGTAATATTAATTTCATTATCGTTAGTTAATAATCCCATTGTAGTGATTTTTAAATTTTCTCCAATATTAATTACCAAAGTATTTTCAGTAACTAATTTATTATTAATATAAATATTTAAACTAGTTACTGAATTATCAACTGCAAATGTATAACTTGGAACAAACAAAATCAATAATAAGAGTGTAATCAATAATAAAGACAATTTTATTTTCATAAAATACACATCCTTTTTATTTCTAATTATAACCATAATAAAACTAATTACAAGATTAATTATAGTATATTCTATAAATATCACTATATTCATTTTTTATTATCTTTTAATTTAAAAAAGAGGATTATAATTTATAATCTTCTAAAACAATTTTATATTAATATTACATTTTCAAGCGAACCATTTTCCTTTTCTAAGAAATATTTATTTAATATAGATTCTATATTATCGAAATCCCAATAAGGAATACGTAATAACTTTATATTATAATTATGAGTATATTCATCTTTTAATTTATCATGCTCTTGTTGTTTTTTTAATCTTTCTTCTGCATATTTTGTTGGTTCATTTTTATATTTTTTAATTGGCATATAATGAAACTCACCATCATATTCAATAAGTAAATTATATTGTTTATTTGGTAAATAAAAATCATAAGATAATAAACCTCCACCTAAACCTATAAGATCATTATATTTCATTTGGGGAATATAATAATTATTTTGTATCTTAAACTTATTATTTAATATTTTATATTCTTCATTATTAATTTTTACAAAACCTAAATTCATAAAATAATTACTAATCTTTTCTTCGCCTTTTGAATATTCGCACTCAGGACAATGAAAATTACTTGAATTAGAATTAGATATACTTCTGGAATAATCTTCATGAATTATTTCTGGACATTTCCACCATATTTTTTGTACACTAAATGGTGAATATTCATATGGAGTTTTTTCATTCTTATCTGACCAAATATCTAATACTTCTGGATGTAATGTACCCAAACTGTCTAATGGATGAACTTTACCATGATAATTACAACAATATGGACATCTACTATTTAAATTCATAAAACTCTTACATAATACTTTATAACTTTCATGATAATCTTTCTCTTGACATTTAATATATACTTTTTTAGCACTAGATGCATGTGCTATTTCCCAAGGATTAATTGTGTTTAATTCATAATCCCAATATTTTTCTAAGAAGTCTTCACAAATATTATCTATGCCCCATTGAGCAAAAGAGTTACATTGATCACACTTTATTGAACTATTTTGATTTCTATTAGTAAAATATGATATTATTTTTAATTCACTTTTATGTATCCCTTTAGGACATCTAAAATAATATTTTTTATTTGTACTCCACAATATTTCACTTGGTTTACAATCATTTAATTTATAATCCCATTTATTTAATACATCTTGTTTATTATTATTAATACACCATTGTTCAAATGATATTCCATTTTTTAATCTAGTTTTTCTATATTTTTCTTCGCCATACAATTTATTGGCACATTTATGACAATAATATTTACCATCATCTTTTACACATTTTTTATAATCTACCCATCTTGTATTTGTTTTTATACCGCAATTATCACATTCTACAACTACATAAATAGCACTACCCTTAGACAAATCTAAAACATTAATTTTAATAATTGTTCCAGTTAAAACATTTAACCTACCTATTTTATCTTTTCTTCTAGGAATCATATACCCTAAATTTTCATAATATGCAATATTATTACTGCATAAACCAACTTCAACTTCTTTGCTAATTAACCCCATATTAATTCTCCTTTCAATTTACTCCTACATACTTATAAATACAAAAAACAAAACCAGTAGGGAAGGGTAGTAGGAGAAAATACCCCTTTGTCATATAGCGGCCAACTATACTTATCCCTACTGATCATATATCAAGAATTATTTATATATTAAATTTAATAAATTTAATATATTATATTAATATATTAATGATTTATTTAGACAAACAAAAAGAGCGTTACTAATAAAACGCCCTAATCGTATCAAAGAGGTCTAGCATCCCTCTCACTTATTTGGTTAATATTAGGATACTATGGTTTATTGAGAAGTATTAATTCCCTCTAAAATATTTAATATAAACTACCTTCAATCTTAATCATATCTTTTTCTGTTATCCAACCATTATTTACTGCAATAATCAAATCATTTTCAGTTAATTTACTATCTGGTTCTCGCCATTTCCGATATAAAAAATCAAACATCATTTCACC